GAGCCGATTCCGACGACCGGCGACATCGTCGCCCCCGTTGATCTATCTTCGCAGGCCAGGGCCATCTGGGACCGGCTGGCACCCGACCTGATCGCTAAACGGGTGCTTACAAGCTGGGACGTTGACCAGTTCGCCAACGGTTGCCGCATTCAAGCCATGCTGAACCGCGCCCTAGACGACTGCGAGAACGCCGCCATCTCCAGCGCGGGCTCGCACGGCGGCACAATTATGAATCCCACAATCCGCGCAGTCACCACGCTGGAGTCATCCCTGCGGTCAATCTGGTCGCGCTTNGGCCTGACACCCGGCGACAGAGCGCAGTTGAGGGTGGATCACAATGGTGGACAAAAGAGCGGCGCCGAAGCCTACATCATGTAAACCGTGCGGCTGGGTTAACCCAGTTGACCAGCACGAATGCACCGAGGTCGGTGATCACTTCTGTGTTCCGCGCGCTGATCATGTGTGTGGCTTTTTCGAGAACCTTCTGGTGCATACCAAAGGCCGTCACGCCCGACAGCGGTTTCTGCTGCGCGACTGGCAGTCCCAGGAAATCCTGCGGCCCATCTTCGGACACGTCGTCTGGTCGCCCGAGCACGACGCCTACGTCCGCAAGACGCGCATCGCCTACATCGAAATGGCCCGCAAGCAGGGCAAGTCACAGCTTCTAGCAGGCATTATGCTCTACCTGCTGTTCGCCGACGGCGAGGAATCCGCAGAGTTGTTCTCGGTTGCCAAGGACCGCAACCAGGCCGGTTTGGTGTTCGACGTCGCCAGCCGGATGGTGCTGCTGTCGCCGATCTTGAGCCGCGAGGCCAAGGTCATCCCGTCGACCAAGCGCATCGTGCGCGTCAGCACCAACAGCGTCTACCGCGTCATCGCCGCAGATGCAGGTCGTGCGCTCGGGTCCAACCCGTCCGGAGTGGCCGCCGACGAAATCCTGGCGTGGCCGTCAGCGGAAATCTGGGACGCACTGCGTTCCGGTATGGGCTCGATGGACCGCATGCAGCCGCTCATGGTCGCGGCCACCACCGCACCCGGTGACTCCGAAACCTTCGGCGGCGAGATGCACCGCGAGATGGTGCGCGTGGCCGAAGACCCCGACCGAGCGCCACACGTCTTCACCTGGATACGCAACCTGCCCCTAGACGCCGACATCTGGGACGAGCGCAACTGGTACATCCCCAACCCCGCGCTCGGCGACTTCCTGTCCCTTGAGGAAATGCGCCGCATGGCCCAAGAGGCCCGCAACGACCCTGTCCGCGAGCTCGCCTTTCGCAGGTTCCAGATGAACCAGACGCTCGCCTCGGAAGTCCACTGGATGCCGATGCACCTGTGGGACGAATCTGCCGGCACCGTATTCCGCGACCAGGCCACCACGATGGACGCGTTCGCGGGCCGCGAGTGCTGGATGGGCATCGACCTCGCCGCGCGCCAAGATCTCACGTCGGTGTGCTATTTGTTCCCTGATGGCGAAGCCTGCGACGTTGTGTGGCGCCACTGGATGCCCCGCGACGGCTACGAGCGCCTAGACAAAGCCAACAACGGCAAGTTGGCGCAGTGGGTGCGCGACGGGTGGCTGACCGTGACCGAGGGAAACGTGCTCGACTTCCAGGCCGTCTACGAAGCCATCGACTCCGACGCGCAGCGTTACACCGTGCTGGGCATCGACGCCGACCGCTGGTCCGCGGACCCGGTGCTGCAGGAAATCGGCTACCGCACCTACGTCAACGATGTCATGGCGTATCAGAACGATTTCACGCACATGAGCGGCGGCATGCACCGGCTGTTTGAGATGGTGAGTCAGCAACAGTTTCGCCACCACGGCAACCCACTGGTGCGCTGGTGCTTTGACTGCTGCGAGGCCAAACTTCACACGTCCGATCCTGACCTGATCATGCCGGCCAAGATCAAACGAGACATGTCGTCCAACCGGATTGACGCCGTGGCCTCGGCGATCATGGCGACGAATGCGTGGTGGACTCGCGGCGACAGGTACACGTCCGTCTACAACGAATCGGCGCTATTGATCGTTTAAGGAAATCTGTTGATGCGAAATCGTTTGATTAGCAGGGTGATTCGACGGCGATTCGCTGTCACACTCAAGGGCGCCGAAGGTGTGTTTTCAGGCGTGCTCACAGATTCCGACTCCAAGACCTTCGTCTTTGAGCAGTGCCAAACGGTACCGGCCAGCGAAGGCGGCACACCGTCGCCCATTGTGGGCCGGGTGTTCGTGGACCGTGACACGGTGGCCTACCTGCAGGAGCTGCCGTGATCTTGGAAAACGGACTCAACCAGCCCATCGCGCCCCAGGCTTTCAGCGAAACCGCGCCGTTATTCTTCAACGGCTATTTCGTTCCGAACCAGGGTCTGCAGCTTGAGGCGTCGTTTCAGACGTATTCTCAGTTGTACCTGCGCCAGCCGTGGGTGGCCACCGTGGTCAACCGCATCAGCCACGCCATAGCGCGCCTGCAGATGTGCGTATGGGACACCAGCCCAGCGACCGGCAACATCCTGATGCCCGCGCGCGGCAGCGGCGCCGACAAGTACGCCAAGCTGATGGCCAACCCGTGCCCGACGATGGACCCTTATGCGTTCCGGCTGTGGGTCGCGGCGACGTTTGAGGTGTACGGCGAGGTGTACCTCGTCAAGATCAAGGACGACGTAGGCCGCACCGTTGGGTTCATTCCGATGCATCCGAGCCTGACGCAGATCTTCCGCAACCAATACGGCGAACTGACCTACCGCTTCATGGGCCAACCGAACGAACTCATGTCCGAGGACATGGTCGTCCCGTTCCGCTCGTACAACCCCGAGACCGCGATGCGCGGCATTTCGCGCCTGGAGCCGCTGCGCTCCACCCTGCTCAACGAGGACGCTTCCCGGCGCGCTACCGCGTCGTGGTGGAAAAACATGGGCCGCCCGAGTGCGGTCATGCACGTCGAGGGCAAGCTCAACCCGCAGGCCAAGCAGGCGCTGCGCGAACAGTTGCAGATGATGTACCAGGGAGCGGAGAACGCCGGCAAGGTCGCCGTGCTGGAGAACGGCTCCAAGCTGGAGCAGTGGCAACTGTCCAGCGAGGAAATGCAGTACATTGACAGCCGCAAGCTCAACCGCGAGGAAGTCTGCGCCGTCTACGACATCTCGCCCACCGCGGTTCACATTCTCGACCACGCGACGTTCTCCAACGTGACCGAGAACTTGCGCTCGGTGTACCGCGACAGCATCTGCCCGCGTCTGGAGTTCCTTGAGTCGGTGTTCAACTACTACATCGGCACCGAGTTCGGCAACGAACTGATGATGAAGTTCGACACCCGCCAGGTCATGCGCGGCGACTTCACCGCCCGCGCCCAGGCGCACGTCCAGCTCGTCCAGGCCGGAATCGAGAAACCCGGCGAGGCCCGTCCGGAGTTCGACCTCGGCGATGCGGGTCCGCTGGCCGACCAGCTTTACGCCAACTCTGCGCTGCAACCGCTGGGCGCCGCTCCGGAGCAGATTCGCCTGCAGGGAAACCTTCTCACCGACCCCAACACCGGCATGGAACTCGCGCCGGCCAACGGCGTGCCCACCACCTCGGCTGGTGGCGGCGCCGGCGTGCCATCGGTGTCGGGCCGCAAATACCTCCGCGATTTAGCGGGCCGCGTCGGTCGCGGTCAGCCCCTTGAGATGGCGGTGCGTCAACTGCTTGACGCCAACCCCGACGACGAGGCGCAGATCGCCGACGCCTACCACATGATGCTAGAGAGGACCGCCTGATGGATGTGGTCACCAAAGCCACCGGCACCGTTGAGCCGGTAGAGAACTCCACTTCGCGCCACGGCGAGTTCGACGTCATCCTGTCCACCAGTGCGCTGGACCGCGACGGCGACGAGCTTCACCCCGACGAGTGGAAAACCCCGCTGCCCGACAAGATCACCTTCGACTCCGACCACGGCATGAGCGTGGCAACCTGCGTCGGGTCGGGTAAACCGTTCATCAACGACGACGGCCAGCTTCAGGTGCGCGGCACGTTCGCCTCAACCCCACACGGCCAGGCTGTGCGCACACTCGTCAACGAAGGCCACATCGACCGGGTGTCGGTGGCGTTCATGGAGCACAAGACCAAGAAAGACGCCAAGCCGCAGCGCGAACTGCTCAACGGCGCTTTCGTCGCCGTGCCCGCCAACCCCGAGGCTGTGGTGCTGTCCAGCAAAGCGGTTGAGGGAACCGGCGACTCCCGCGTGTCTGAGAACTACCTGATGTCCGAGACCGAAGCCATCGGCGACATGTTCCAAGACGACGCGATGGACTCCGACGCGCGCCCGCAGCGCAAGGAGTATTGGCAGGGCATCCACGACGTCGCCGTCAAGCTCGGCGCCGGCTGCCCTTACTCCGACCCACAAGCCACGCCCGATGTCCTCAACGGCGTCGGCAACCGAAGTGTCAGCGATGACGTCGTCACCAAATCTTCGCCACACGAATCCGCCGATGAGTCCGCCGCCGCCGACCTCAAGTCCGCCGCCGCCGACGACTCCGCCGATGACGTGGCACTGCTGGCCATGAGGCTGGCGATCAAGCTGCGCGGTCTTTCCGACTAGCAGCACCACACATACCGAATCACCAGGCGAGAACGTCTGGCGATTCGTCATGCCCTAGAAGGGATCACCAATCGTGAACAAGGAAGATCTGCGCAAGCGCGCACTCGACCTCCAGAAAGAGGTCACCGCCAAAACTGCCGACATGGAAGCCGGCGCCATCACCAAGGCCGAGTACGGCGAGTTCGTCTCCAAGGCGTACAGCGAGTCCGAGGAAATCGAGTCGACTCTCAAAGCGTACGACCAGGCGTCGCGGATGCGCGGCGGCACTGAGGTCGCCAGCTACAGCCCCGAGGCCGCGATGGAGGCCGACAGCCGCTTCGCCCACGCGAAGGCCGTCAACGACGAGTACAGCCGCATGAAGTCCGCTGCCGCCGAGAAGCGTCAGGGNTCNTTCGCGTTCGACCTGAACCTCAANAGCCAGGGCGTTGCCGGGCTGCAGGGTGAGAACGCCTACGGCACCACCGCTGGTCTGGCGACCGCTGAAGGGCAGTTCTTCCTGCCTGGCACTGCGGGTCCGGACATCCTGCCGACTTTTATCCCCGGCATTCTTGAGCTGCGCTGGTACGACAACGTCATCGCCTCGCTGTTCCCGACGTTCCCGACCGACTCGCCCATCGTGTCGTATGTGCGGGAAAACTCGTGGACGAACAACTCCGCAGCCACCGGCGAAGGCCAGACCATGCCGACGTCGACCAACCAGATCTCGCGTTGGACGGCTCAGCTTGGCAAAGTGGCGAACATCGCTCGCGTCACCGACGAGGCCATTCAGGACGCCCCGTACTTCTGGGCGCTGGTGCAGAAGCGCACCGCCGAAGGTGTTGCGCGTCAGGAGGAAGTTCAGATTCTCGCTGGCGGCGGTTACCCCGGCGTCGAGGGTCTGCTGACTTTGTCGACCTCGTTCACCCTGCCGCAGACGGTCACCGCTGTCACCAACTTCGTGGTGCCCGCGCTGAACACACCCGGCGAAGGTGCGACCAGTTCCACGGTTTCCTCGGTGACTCCCGGTCGTGCCATCACCGGCGCCACCGGCCAGGCGCCCACCGCCACGCAGATCGCCAACGGCGTGCTCGCCATGCTCACTGACATCCGCATCACGCACTTCTTCGAGCCGACCTGCATCGTGATGAACCCTGCCGACTGGTTCACCATCCGCACCTGGCAGGACAATAACGGGCAATATTTTGCTGGTTCGCCATTCCTGACCGACTACGGCCAGTCGCAAAACAACGTCTCTCCCGCAATCCAGGCGACCGACCCGGTCAACCAGTTGTGGGGCAAGCGCGTTGCGCTCACGCCGGCCATCCCGCAGGGCTACATCCTCGTCGGCGACTTCGCCAACGGCGGTCAGTTGCTCCGTAAGGGCGGCCTGCGCGTCGAGCTGGTCAACACCAACGGCTACGACTTCGAGCAGGGCATGTGGACGATGCGGGCGTACACCCGCGTCGGCCTCGCTGTCGAGCGTCCCGAGCTGTTCGAGTTGGCTGTCCTCAAAAACGGCTAGCCAATGATGAGGCGGTGGCGCACCGGAACATGGTGCGCCACCGCACTCACCACCCGAGAGGACAACGCATGACCGACAAGAAACC